ACTTTGAATCATTTTTTGGTTCTTTTGGAAGTATCTTTAGAGAAGATGGCGGTAGCGTTAAAGCTGGCTCTCCTTACATAGTTGGAGAGGGCGGTGCTGAAATGTTTGTACCTAATTCTTCTGGTCAAATTATTACCAATGAAAATCTTGCAAATATGACTTCTCCAAGTACACAGCCAGTAAGCGTTAGCTTTAATATTTCAACAGTAGATGCTTCAGGTTTTGATCAACTGCTTGCTTCAAGAAAAGGAATGATTACAGCAATGATTAATAATGCTATGAACGCAAGAGGTAAGATGGGTGTAATATGAGCGGATCATTTCCAACAAGTCCAAAATTTAGAACTTTAGATTTTAATAATAAAAGACCAGTTCTTATGGATCACACCTTATCTGGTAAAAGATCTGTAAGACAAATAGGAGCTCAATACTTTCAATTTACAGTGCAAATGCCACCATTAGATCAAGATGATGCAATGGATATCTTTGCTTTCTTACAAAAACAAAAGGGTGGTTTTGAAAACTTTACCATTCAACTACCAACACAAAACAGAGGAGCAGATAAATCTAATTCTTCTGTTGTAGTTAATGGTGCTCATTCTGCTGGAGATGCAACAATAACTATAGATGGTTTTTCTGCAAGCACTTCTGGAGTTCTTAAAGCAGGAGATCTAATTAAATTTGCAGGACATTCAAAAGTCTATATGGTGCAAGCTGATGTTGATTCTGATGGTACAGGAGCAGCAACAGTTTTAATTGAGCCAAATTTGGTTGCTACTCTTGCCGATAATGAAGCTGTAACAATGAATCAGCCTAGCTTTACTGTATATCTGACATCAGATGAAATTTTATACAGTACAGATCCTAGCAATTTTTATTCAATACAGTTTGAGGTAAGAGAAGTAATTACATAATGGCTAGAACACTATCATCTAATTTACAAACACAAATTGCTAATGATCAAAACAAGATTTGCTTTCTTGTTGAAATAAACTTTTCTACACCACTAAGAGCAACCGATCATTACTCTAATGTTACTTATGATTCTAATGTTTATGAAGCTGGTGGAAATTTTGTAAACATATCTTCTTCTACAGAAAATGGTGAAGCACAAATAGAAGAAATTACTATTACATTTTCTAACATAACTTCCACTGTAAAAGATTTGATAGAAGATGGTAATTACACAAACACTTCAGTAAATATTTATATTGCTTTCTTTGATAATAATGAAACCATAGTAGATGCAACCACATACTTTAGTGGAATAATAGGTAATTGTTCTATAACAGAATCAGATCAAAGCTCACATTTAAGCATGGTTGTGCAAAACCATTGGGCAAACTGGCAGCTTAAAAAAGGTAGACATTTTACAGACGAATCTCAGCAGCATGTATTTTCAGGTGATAAAGGTTTTGAATATGCTGATCAAACTAAAGAAGATATACGATGGGGTGCTGATTAATGGTTTGGACTACCGCAACACCAACTATCTTTGAAAAGATAGCAACTTGGTTTACAAGCACAGCAGTTGGTAAGGCTATTTCTTGGACTGTAGCCATTGTTACAGTTGGTACTGGAGTAAAAGGATTTCAAGAAGCAAGAGAATTGATGTCCAGAGGACAAGATATTCTTGGTCAAAAAACATCTCAAGGTGGAAAATTACCAATCATATATGGAAGAAGGCGTGTAGGTTCTACTGTTGTATTTATGAATACAGCAGATAAACGCAGCAAAGATTTATTCGTAGTCTATGCTCTTTCAGTTGGTGAAGTAGATCAAATAGAATTAGACACTATAGAAATCAATGGCGTATCAATAAAAGATACTGCTGTATTTAGGCAGGGTTATTATGCTGGCTCAGATAAAATATCTTCTGGTGCTGGCTCTTTATGTACTGCATCACAGATAGGAACAGTACAACAATCTAATGCAGGTACTAGCGGTACTGATCCGACTAAACGCTACAGAATGGTTTTTAATGCACATCATGGGGCTGATGATCAAACAGCAGATCCAATGCTTACAGCTTCTATATCATCTCAATGGACTAGCAACCATAGATTAAGAGGTGTTGCCTATTTAGCTTGTTCTTTTGAATATGATAATCGTGGCATGTTTAGCAGCATTCCCCAGCTCACAGTTATTGTCAGAGGTAAAAAACTTTATGATCCTAGATTAGATAGCTCTATATCTGGTGGATCTGGCTCACACAGAATAGACGATCCAGATACTTATGAATGGTCTGATAATGCAGTTCTTTGCACACTGGATTACATGACTAATGATGAATATGGAAAGGGTTTGGGAGCAAGTAGTCTTAATTTGCAATCCTTTCAAACCGCAGCAGACACTTCTGATGAATTAGAAGATACTCCTGATTATTCTGGATCTTATTCTGCTGCAACTTTTAGCACTATATCTGGTCAAAGAGAAATAACTGTAGATGAAACAACTTGGATTCAAGCTAAAGCAAGCGGAGTATTAAATTTAAAAGATTCTGGAGCAACATCAGTCTTTGCTGATTGTGAGGTGGTAGGTGGTTATAGATTTGAGCCTTTTGATGGCGATATACAACATAGATTGATTTTAGATTGTTCAGCTCCATCTACTTACACAGATGAAAATGGAACAGCTTTAGTACAAGTAAAAAGATTTCATTGTAATGGTTTGGTTGATGCTAATAAAAATGTTTTAGAAAACACCAGAGAGCTCTTAGCAAATATGAGGGGGATCTTAAATTACATTGATGGTAAATATGAGATTGTTTTAGAAGATACCGCTTCTAGTTCTTTTACAGTTACAGACGATCATATCATTAACTCTGCTGGAGTTACTTTAAATTATGAAAGCAAAGCAGATAAAGCTAATAAAGTTGTAGTGCAATTTTTCAATGAGAAGAAAAAATTTGAAATGGATACTGTTACAGTTTTTCACGATGCAAGTCCAAATTATAAATCTGATGATGGCGGTGAAGAATTAGAGCTAGTTGTAGATTTTCCTTATGTTATTAATTCTTATGTTGCTTACAACATGGGTGAAGCAATACTTGGCAGATCAAGAAACCAACAAACCATATCTTTCACAGCAGTACCAGAACTTTATAAAGTTAAAGTGGGAGATGTTATTACTGTTGCTTATACACCTTTAGGTCTAACAGGAAAATTATTTAGAGTAGAAAACATAGGATTAGAACCAACAGGCTTAGTAAACATACAAGCTATTGAATATCTGGACATCTATACTTGGGAAGCTCCACCTCAAGAGGTTATAGAAGATTACACATACATTCCTCAAGGCTTTGAGGTTAGTGCTCCAACAGGTTTAACATTTACCGATTCAAATACTTCTGCAACTGGCAGACCTTTCCTTTCTTGGAACGAACCAACAGATTTTGCATTTCATGAATACAGAATCAATATTGTTGACAGCTCTTCCAATAAGTTAATGAATAGAATCGTAGATGTTAATTTTGTTGATCTAACATTCTTACCAGTAGGCTCTAACTATGTTGCTTCTGTTTCCTCTATAAACTCAGTAGGCTCAGAATCCGATGCTGCAACACTTACTTTTAGCGTTGGCACAGCACCAGTTTCTACTGCTGATGTTAAGGATGATGCAATCACCTTAGATAAGATTGGTAGTGATGTTCAATCAGCCATCGATGCAGGCGGTACTAACTCAACACAACTTATTAAATCCACTTCTGCTCCTACGCAAAGAAATGATGGAAGCAGCTTACAAGCACAAGATCTGTGGGCAGACACAGATGATAACAATCAGGTTTACATAAGAAATGCAGCTAACAATGGTTGGGAAAAAGCTAGAGATTCAAGTTTAATCACTTTATACAATTCATTAAGTTCTACTGTATCCACTAATAGCTCTAACATTTCTACAGCACAATCTGACATAGTTACTTTAACCACAGATACCTCTGCAAACTCTACAGCTATTACTAATCTGCAAAGTTCCTTATCTACAACAAATAGCAATGTTTCTACTAATGCTTCCAATATTACAAGTTTACAAACTCAAGTTACCGCCAATGATGGTGATATAAGTTCACTATCTAGCTCTATTAGCACTCTACAATCAGATTTAACAACTGCTGAAGGAAATATATCCACTAATGCATCAAACATAACTAGTTTACAAACTCAGGTAACTGCAAATGATGGAGATATAAGTTCTTTATCTAGTTCTGTTACAACTCTACAATCAGATTTAGCTTCTGCTGAAAGCGATATATCTGCTAACGCTTCCAATATCACAAGTTTACAAACTCAAGTTACTTCTAACGATGGAGATATATCTTCTTTATCTAGCTCTCTTACATCTTTAACTTCTACTGTAAATTCAAACACAGCAGCAATTAGTAGCGAAGCAACTACTAGAGCAAATGCAGATAGTGCTTTATCCACAAGCATTACTAATTTAACTTCTACTGTTAATGGTAATACTTCTTCTATAAGCACTAATGCATCCGCTATATCTGATATAGAAGGAAATGCAGCAGCTTCTTATGTATTGCAACTTAATGCTAATGGCAAAGTTGCACAAATGGTGCTTGAAAGTAATGCTGATGCAGGCACAGGAGCAACTAGTACCATAGCTTTCTTAGCTGATACTTTTAAAATTGATAACGATGCAGGAAGCTCAGTAAGTCCTTTTGTTGTAACTGGTGGAACTGTTTACATAGACAATGCAAGAATCACAGATTTATCAGCAGATAAAATCAGAATAGACAATGTAACGCTTGATACCGATGGTTCAGGCAATCTAATTATTAAAACAGCAGGGGTAGATACAACTCAATTAGCTACTGATGCTGTAACCACAGTTAAACTGGTTGATAGAGCTACCTCAGTATTTGCAACTGCGACAGGCGGTA